AATATAATATTGATACTTGTATTCAGCAAACTATGTACGAAACAATAGAAAACAAAGAAGAATCGTGGAAAATTATTTTAGAATTACAATCAAAGTTATATGAAACATTTGATATAGAAGAATAAATATGTTTTTATGACTGCTAGTAGAAATGCTGGCAGTTATTTTATTATAGGAGAGAATATTATAATGTAAAGTATAAGAAAGGTTGTGATTGATATGAATAAGCTTGTACAGAAAGTCGCAATGGATATAATGGATATTTCATTAGACGAAATGTATATTTATGGAAATGCAAATTTAGAAGAGAATTTGGCTATGCAAGAACCATTAGAAAAGTTATATCAGTATGAGAATCAGCCTAATATGAGAGAAAAGGTTGTTGAATATATTGGTGAGCTTAAAACAGAAATTAAGAGATGTGAGCAATGTATTATTGATAATGGTATTGAAGCAGAAACTACAAATAATATGTTATTAGCACGTTGTGAAACTCTTCATGAAATTATAGGCGATTTAAAAGGCAGATTGGAGGAGAGAATATGAGGTGGAAGGAAAATATTCAAAGGAAACCTTATCCTGGGGATCAACGTATAGTTACTGAATTTGCGGTGTTTCCTATACATTGTATAAACGGAGACGTTGTATGGCTAGAAAAAGTAAATATTAAACAAGAATATAGAATTGAGCCTACAGGACGTTGGATTAATTTGCATTTTGTTTGATATGAAAGAGTTTTTCATAAGTTAAATTAGGATTTAGTGGAGGTAAAAGAAAATGAAACGAGAATGTAAATTTATTTTAAGCGAAGAAGAGATAACCTGCATAGGGGATATTAGAAAAAGCAAAGATACCATCAATAAAATAATTTCAAACATAGATAAGCTAAGAAAAGAAGAAATAATAGAAGCGTTGAAAACATGCGATGAAAGACTGATTATTGCACTGAAAAAACTAGAGATAAACTGAAATTAAGTAATGAAAAATTGCTTTCTTGTTGAAAGCAAATCAAATATAGAAATGAGTATTAGAAGCAGAAAAGTAACTGCTTCTTTTTTATTGCAGAACATGAGGTGATATTATGGCAACAATTAAAGATTTTATAGAAAATAACGAAAATGTTCCAATTATGATTGAAACATCAGAAACGAAAGACACAACCGATCCACTAAGCAAGGAATTATGGAAAGGTATGTTATATGATATCCCAAAAAAATTACAGAATCGAGAAGTAATTCAGGGAGGATATGGTATTGTAGCTCAATGTAATATATTAACGATATTAGAGGATAGTGATGAATATGAAATGTAAAAATGGAAATCCAAAGAAAGCTTCCAGGTTTATATGCTGCAAGCATATGGGAGAAAATTATTTAGGGCAGGGAATACAGAGAGGTGGACATCAAAGAGAGAAATTTCATTGTAAAAATCTGTTTTGTGTTCAGTGCCAAGAAGAGACAAAAATATTGAGATACGTTGGTGTGATCCATATCAGGAAATTTATGATTACGCATTAAAAGAGAGAATAAAATACTATCCAAACAAATAATAAGGGAGTGATTAATATGGCACAGACAAGAGATTATGCAACTAAGAAAAAGGGAAAAACAGAAGTGCAGCCATTTTGGAATATGGAAGATATTAAAAATGTTGTTGAGTGGTTTGAAAAGAATAACGAATGGGATGGATATCTTATCACATTATTAGAACTACTTCTTGGTAGACGAATTGGTGATACAGTGATGATGAAATGGTCGGATTTGTATTATGAGAACGGAAATCGGAAGAGTGAAATTGATACTATTGAAGAACAGAAAACAGGAAAGATTACCAATCTCCCTGTGAGTAATATGGTATGGGAAGCTGTTGATAATTATTTGTCACATGTCAAAGTCAATCCAATGGGACATTATAATGAATATATCTTTCAGTATCAGCCTAAAACAGACTGGATTCATAGAGGAGAATTTTGGCATTACAAAGTGTTTACGTTGGATTTTTGGTGCGAAAAATTAGATAAAGATTTTTCCGAAAAACGAAAAGAAAAGATTGTTTCTAATTATAAAAAACAAAACAAGTATGAGACATTAGGTGATTATTTATATTGGGAAGTTGAATATAATGATATTGTTAAATGGCAGACTGATGATTATAGAAAGAAACTGAAGAAGGCGGCAGAAGACGCTGATATCCAATATGTTGTAAGCACACATAGCTTAAGGAAATCGTGGGGGTACTGGATACACAAAACACATCCGTTTGACCCTGATTGTATGTTATCTCTTCAGAAAATGTTTAATCATAGTGATATTCAGACAACCATGAATTATATCGGCTTAACAGAAGAGAAAAACAGACAGTTAATCAATGATCATGGAGAGTTCATTCATAATGTACTGGCTGGCAAGGGAGATGAAATAGTTAAGAATATGCCAGTTATCTCACTAAAGTCCGATGATTTTGGGAAAATTATTCGTATGCTCACAGATGATGTAGATAAGTATCAGAGGGCAATTGATATGGCAAATGAACTGAGAGTTATGTAGATATGTAAAGGGCACTACTTATTCAGTGTCCTTTGGTGAAAAATCAATATTCATATCAACTCCAAT